GTAACTTGTTACATAAGGCGAAATGGTATACGCAATTGAAGATAAATGCATTCTGCTAAATTTATAAATTATGATTAAACAAATATTAGATGCAACTGTAATAACCGATCCATGGAATTATTTAATAATTGAAAATGTATTTAATCAACAAGAATTAACGTCGATTAAAGATGCAATACCAGTTGCAGCAGCTCTTGCAAAAAGTGTTCGGCCAGTAGGCAGTGCATCAATTGATTTTAAACTACATAACGCAGAGTTGCTAGCTGCTGGAATGAAAATTGAAACCTTAAATATAATTTATGATAAAACTGAGATTATTTCTAATAATTACATTTCTATTTTAAAAAAACTTAATAATTATGATAGTGCTAAAGAATACAAAATTACTAGTCAATTTAGTATTACTCATAATATCTGGTATCAAATTCATTCTGATTATTTAGGTTCGTATAACAAAGCAATGACTTTTGTAGTATATCTAACTCCGGATGATTCAACTGGGACAATACTATATACTGGTGATCAAAAAGAAGATTTTCATTCAATTATTCCGTGGAAACTTAACACTGGCATGATGTTTGCACCTAATGAACACACATGGCATAATTTTTTTCATTACGGTGATACTGCAAGAGCAACTTTAAATTTTTATATTAAACAAGAATAACATTTTTAGGATACATTCAGCAAACTATATTTCAATGTGTCGCAGGTTCAATTCCTGCACGGTGCTTTTGCAACGTTAGCTCAGTTGGTAGAGTAATTGACTAAAACCCGTATCCTGCCTATTTTAGGATCTTTACAGCAACACTTTTGGATAATACGAAAACTAATCATTTTTGTTAGGTAGTTCAATTCTACCAAACTATAAGATCCTGCTATGTACTTTTATTTTAAGGAACACTATGTCAATAATTCAAGCAAGTCATATTTTAGTCGAAACTCAAGAAGCAGTTACCCAATTGCATCAACAACTTAATGAAGGTGCCGACTTTGGTGCATTAGCTGCAATAGTAAGTAAGTGCCCAAGCGGGCGGAATCAAGGTCATTTAGGTTCATTTGGCCAAGGCCAAATGGTTCCTGAATTTGAAAATGCAGCATTTGCATTAGACATTGGTAAAATTAGCGAACCAGTTCAAACACAGTTTGGCTGGCATATAATTAAACGTACTGGTTAGTACACACAGTTTTGGTATAGGTACAGCAACACACATAATGGAGTCTGTGGTTTCACGGACAAGCTAGGACACCGTTAACTAGTCTAAACAATCGGAACAACTATACCGTTTATTTTAGGATGGATACTGCAAACATTTGTGTAGGGAAACCTACACTACAATTAATGCTTATATACAACTAGGTTGTACGTATATAAGATATGAGCTACACCAGAATACTGTAGATAGGGTCGAGGAGCAATGCTCGACCAGAACACTAAAATAAAATGCTCAACCATCCTGTTAAACCAAAATAGTTGACAGATTTGATAAATCTGTTATACTGTTTGCATAAGGTTAGATACAGCAACTTTATTTTTTATTTAAAATTTAACATAACCTGAGGAATATACAATGACTACATTCGTAGAAGCAGTGGCAAATCAAGAAGCGCGTACTGACAACGGTATGAAAGCTCGTAAATCAACCGCTAATAAAGTTGTTGATTTGTTTTTCAACATTGGTGCAAGCCGTGGCAAAGACATAATCCCAGCGTTTGTTGCGGCTTATGTAGAAGATAAAGACCTAGCATTGCGAGTTGCATTATGGGCACGCGACGCACGTAGCGGTGCAGGTGAACGCCAATTGTTCCGTGATATCTTAGTCTACCTTGAATTAACAAATATCGATACTGCTAAAGCATTAGCTAAAAAAGTACCCGAATTAGGCCGCTGGGATGATTTATTCTGTTTTAAAACTACAGACATGAAAAACTTTGCGTTTGAAATCGTTGCCAATGCACTAGCAGAAAATAACGGTTTAGCTGCAAAATGGACACCACGCAAAGGTGACGTTGCTATCGCTTTCCGTAAGTACCTAGGATGGTCACCAAAGCATTATCGTAAAACTTTGGTTTCGTTGACTAAAGTAGTTGAAACACAAATGTGTGCAAATGATTGGGATAATATCAACTTTAGTCAAGTGCCATCACTTGCGTCTACACGATACAAAAAAGCATTTAATCGCCATACTACTAAGTTTGCCGAATATGTCGAAGCACTTGTGAAAGGAGATGCAAGTGTAAAAGTAAACGCAGGTGCAGTGTATCCGTATGATGTATTAAAGGGTGTGTATAGTGCTCGTTACGATGTTAATGAAACAAATCACATCGTTGCACAATGGGCTGCATTACCAAACTTTGTCGGTGATGCTAATATTTTGCCATTAGTAGACGTGTCAGGCTCAATGGTTACTCCTGCAGGCAAAAGCAGCACTACTTGTTTAGACGTTGCGGTATCGTTAGGATTGTATTTGTCAGAAAAAAATTCCGGCAAATTCAAAGATACGTTTATCACATTTAGTTCTAAACCAGAGTTACTTACGCTAAAAGGTAACGTTGTCGAACGTATGCAACAAATGATACGTTCTAGCTGGGCAATGAGTACAAATTTGCATGCTGCGTTTGAGCAAATATTAAAAGTCGCTACGGATTTTGATGTACCACAATCTGAAATGCCAGAAATATTGTTGATCTTGTCCGACATGCAATTTAACCATTGCGTTAGTAACGACGATTCGGCAATGGAAATGATTGAACGCAAATATGCAGCAGCAGGTTACACTATGCCACAAGTTGTGTTTTGGAATTTGAGCTCATCTGATAATGTACCAGTAACGGCTGACAAGTCAGGTGCTGCGTTAGTTTCGGGTTTTAGCCCAAGTATCATGAAAGCAGTGTTAGCTGCTGATATGAGTGAATTTACACCATATGGTATTATGCTTAAAACGATTATGACAGATCGATACGCTCTGTAATTTTAACAAGCCGGACCTGTAACCATATTCCGGCTCCGCTGAAGCGAAAACAGGATGGGCTGCTCTCACGGGGTTTTGTAGTTTTCCTGACACAACAAAAACTATAACTAATTTTAAATACGCCCTGTTAACTTAGGTTGACAGGGCTTTCTTTTGAGTATAAAATATACTTTTAACATTGACATTTAAGGCAAACATGAACAAGTTATACGTTTTAGTTGGAATTCCCGGAGTAGGAAAGAGTACGTGGGTCGAAAACCAAGAGTGGGCCACAGACTGCGTAATCGTTAGCACAGACACACACGTTGAAAAGTATGCAGCCGATCAAGGTAAAACTTATAACGAAGTGTTTGAAGACTATATGCCAACTGCGGTAGATTTAATGGCACAAGATGTAATTCGTGCAAGAGCTGCAGGAAAAGATATTATTTGGGATCAAACGTCAACTACAATTAAAAGCCGTAAACGTAAATTTAACATGCTACATGACTATTACAAAATTGCAGTTGTGTTTCGAGAACCTGATCGAGACGAATTATATCGAAGATTAAAATCACGCCCTGGAAAAGTTATACCACAAAGTGTAGTACTTCAAATGAAAGCACACTGGGAGGATCCTACTGTTGCAGAAGGGTTTAATGAAATTTGGAACGCATAGGAGAAATAGTATGACAGAAACATTTGTTGTAAGTGACACTCACTTTGGTCACGCAGGTGTATGTCGATTCTTACGAGATGATGGTACAAAATTGCGCCCGTGGGACACTGTTGAAGAAATGGACGAATATATGGTAGAAGCATGGAACGACACTGTACGTCCTCAAGATAAAGTATACCATGTTGGTGATGTAGTAATGAATCGTCGATGCTTAAAAATTATGGAAAGACTTAATGGTGACAAAGTCTTAATTAAAGGTAACCACGATATCTTTAGATTAGAAGAGTATACTCCTTATTTTAGAGATATCCGATCGTATCATGTAGTTGATGGTTTAATTTTTAGCCACATACCTATTCATGAAGAAAGCTTAGGCCGATTTGGTACAAACGTACATGGTCATACGCATGCAAATCGCGTAATGAAAGATGGCAAAATTGATCCTCGATACTTTTGTGTTTGTGTTGAGCTAACTGATTTTCGCCCAATCACATACGACGAATTAAAAGCACGCATTATTGCACAAGGCGGATCGATTGGATTCAAGCATGGTAATAGGCCAGCAATGTAATTTATTATCTCCGTTATCTGACTAAATACAGCATAACAATCAAATACTGATTACAGAATAACGGAGATAGTACATGTCGCTACGTATTAGACGCGGAACAAATGCCCAACGCACCGGGGGCATTTTAGATCAAGGTGAACTAGGATATACAACAGATACAAAAAAATTATATATTGGTGATGGTGTAACCTATGGCGGCACCAATGTTGTTGCTGGATGCGCAGGCACTGGGTTAACTTGGAATGAGACCACTCAGACATTAAATACAACCGGTGGTGGCGGTGTATCATTACCGGCAAACTCTGCTGGCGTTTTGAAAAATAACGGGTCAGGAGTATTAACGTGGAGCCCTGTTTTTCCGCCATCGGCTAATGGAATTTTAACTAATAATGGCTCCGGGGCTCTTGCGTGGACGAGTCTTACAAATTTAATACAAATATCATATGACGATGCACCAACATTAGCAGGTGATCTTGATATCAGTGGTTATAATTTATACAACGGGAACGATATTACGCTTGCTGGCGCTCTTACAAATAGCGAAATTACAATAACAGGTGGTGATTTTAAAAGTACAGCGTCCTTTTATTTTACTAATATAAGTCCTAAAAAAATAGAGTTTAATGGATTGTCAAATGGGTCTTCATTTATTACTTCGCCATTTGCAATTTTTTCGTCATCGAACGGAACGATCGATATCCCAACTAACTCCTCTCCAAGTGATTGCTTAGGAAGTATTTTTTTTAGAGGTGTGTGCCACGAAACTACCGGGTGGGTTAATGCCGGTGGATTATCAGTTGCACTAAGCAGCACTGCTGACATAACTTCAACTTACGCAGAAAGTGTTGTTTCAATTTTAACTGGTTCAAATTCGAACACACTTAACACATTTACATTTGATTATAACGGTGTATTTACTGCACCTATTTTAAAAGCGACATCATATGCAACAACTAGTTTACCGCCTAATCCAGAATCAGGATGGATCGTGTACGATTCGACTGAAAATAATTTCAAAGGTTACGTTGGCGCACCGATTAACGCATGGGTTGTATTAGGATAATATTTAAAAAACTTAAAGTAGCTACCTTTTCTGATAGCTACTTTAATCTGCAAGTTGCATAATTATATCATGTGTTCGTTGAGTTAGTTTTACTGTTAGTATTAAATTATATAAATTATTAGTAAAACTAAACATTCCGTGAGTAAGTTGAAAATTTACAAAATACACAACTGCTCTATCTGTGTAACAAAGTTGATTGTCGAGAATATGAAAATAATCATTCTTGCTGCAATTACCAAACACACAAATTATTCTAAAATATTCAGGAGAAAATGCGTTCCACGACCGATCTTGAAAATCTCGATGTGGCGGAAAGAAACCGCCGGTATCAACTCTTAACAAATGTACTCGACCAATATCTGGTGCAAATAAATCAACTAATTTTTTAAATTCAGGAATTTCATAATAAACTGCAGTCGGTGTTGTAAAATCTGATTCACTTAATAATTTATCATGGTATGTATGCATATAACTAAAACTGTTTAAGTGGCAGTTATCCATTACATCGCCCGAGTGGCTTGTAACAGGTAAACCCCATCTATTATTATCCGGGTCTTTGATTCGGTTGTATGGACACCAATTATCTTTAAATTTATCTAATTTTGCTAGCACTTCTTCTTCATTAATTTTTAAATTTAATTTTGTGTATTTTCCTAAATTAGTTAAATTATTCCAAAGTTGGTTTCTTAAATGTTGATCTAGTTTGTTATTAGTATTCATCGAGATTATTTAAAATTGAAGTATATGTTGAGTCGTTAAGTTTAACATTAAATTTTAAACAAAACACATTATCGATGTAACTAAACATATATTTTGAATAAAACGGATTAACTGTATAAAATTGACCAGTATGAAAATTTACAATTTGGCCATCAATAATATTACAAAATTGTACAGGTATATTGTTACCAAAAAAAGTAAAAACATCGATTGAGTCACTTGCAATTTTTGATTGCTCGAACCCTCCTAGATTGATTTGCAAAAAATAAGATTCATTAATATTTTCAGAAAACGCAGAAGTTATCTCGGCTAACTGTGGCATCTTATTATATACTTGATCTGTTAGGTTTAAAATTTTAATGTTGTATAATTCAGAATGTTTTTTCCAATTGCTGTTAAATTCCGATAATTGTTGTTCGATCTCCCATGACGGAATTCGAAGTTTTAATTTTACAAAAGTTCCTAAGTTTGATAAGCTTGTTAATAACATACATTATCCTAATGTTTAATAAAATTATTTATACTGTTAGCTAACTACTAAATAGAAATATGAAACCACTTTTTATAGGATATGATACTAGAGAACCTATTGCGTTCCATGTGTGTTCAAACAGTATAATCAGACACGCAACTTGCCCGATTGCAGTTGTACCACTAGCACAAACAATGATGCCGTTTGTTGAAATCCGTACTGATCAAAGTAATCAGTTTACGTACAGTCGATTTTTAGTTCCATATTTTCAAAATTTTAAAGGATGGGCCGTATTTATAGACGGTGACATGATTGTAAAAGAAGATATTACCAAACTATGGGAACTAGCAGATCAAAGTAAAGCAGTATTAGTTGTAAAACATGATTACAAAACATCATCGTTTTCTAAATATTTAGGATCTAAAAATGAAAACTATCCACGTAAAAATTGGAGTAGTGTTGTATTGTGGAATTGTGAACATCCTGCAAATAAGATGTTAACTCCTGAATTCATTCAAGCAAGTTCAGGCAACTATTTACATAGATTCCAATGGCTCGATGACCAAGATATTGGAGAATTACCAGTCGAATGGAATTGGCTCACTGACGAGTTTGGAATTAATAATGCCGCTAACTTAATTCATTATACCTTAGGAACTCCGTGCTTTAATAAATATAGAAACTCACCAATGTCGGATTTTTGGCACAGAGAATACACATTTACAACATATTTTCAAGATGATAAACCGATTAATTGAAAAAGTATCATCGTGGTCTGTAACAGATTTTAATTTATTTTTTAATCATGCATTTGATAATGTACAGCAGGAACCTCGATATATTTGGGACATAACTGTAACCGGTACTTTTTTGTGGAATGATAAAACTTGCATATTTTTTCAATCCGATGGAAAAATATTTAAACTCACTCGGAATTGGACAGATTATGATTGGATAGTACATTGCAATTTATACGAACAACTATTAAAATGCAATATTCGAATAGATTTGCCAGTACACCGAGAATTTATTTTTTACAATAATATTAAATGGATGTACTCAATAATTTATCGTCCTGGGAACGAAATAGGTTATTCTATTTTTGAATATTCGATGAATAACACTATTAGCACTGATTATTTCTTACACGAAGTTGACCAGGTATCTTTATTATTATCTCAATTTGAAATATTAGTTCAAAAATTTCAATGTAAACTACCTGCAGTAGGACCAAAATTATTATCTGATTCTTTAGGATTTTTTTGGGGTGATATTAAGCACTGTAGGTTAACCATCGACGAGTTTAAAAATAAAAGATTATCATTTTTATATTACTCCATGATTACACTTGAATCATTTAAACAAATAAAAATTAATAAACGAATAGTTATCGACTCTGCAAAAGAACAATGGAAAATCTAATTAAATTTCAAATTTTTAAAGACAATAAAATAGTGCATTCTGGATCATGTCTTGCTAACATTTTTATAAACGTAATCCCAATAATAAATCGCAACATTTACGATTTTATTGAAATAGAATATCGCAATAACACTTTCATCCTTAAAGATATCGATCGTACATATAAAGAAAACTTAGAAATTTCAAAAGAAGAACATGAGCAGTTATTATCAATGATCAATCAACTTAAACATTAACAGTATAATTGAAAATAGATTGACAATCATTAATAATAACTGTATAATTATTACACTGTAGACGTGAGCGGAACTGGTATACCTCCTCCCTTCGGGGAGGGACTGTTTTTATTAAAAACTTTTGGAGGTTCAAATCCTCCCGTCTATACCACATTAATTAGGCACTAGAAGGCACATTTATGAGATTAGTTTTAACTGCAGTTTTATTAACCTGTTCTTTATCAGTAGTTGCAGATGAATCACCGTATGATAAATTTTCAGCTAAAAATAATTTCACTAATGACACAAAAGTAACATGGATACAAGTTGATAATATTTTAAAATCTTGTAATGCAGAAAATGTAAGACGACGATTACCACAGTACAATGTACCAATTGACGGTTGTTCATTTTGGGACAAATCATTGTTTGGCAACACCTGTGTAATTTTTACACCTAAGAATACTGATTACTGGACAATGGGACACGAACTTCGCCATTGCTTTCAAGGCCAATTTCATGAATAGCAGTATACTACCTTTAAGTACAAGTAACCAACGACGTATACCATTAGATGCTACTCATAGACAACAAGAAATATGGGAGCAACGAGATGCTTTTAAACTAGAAAGAGACAAGAGATTTAATGACCCTATGAATCAAAAAAACGATTTAGAATATGAACTGCGTACTACTAATTGGATTTTACAAAAAGTTCGAAACTCTGAAATCTACGCACAGAATTTATATGCAGCAATGTGTAATAATGAATTTGTAAGAATTGACGATGTATGGAACATCCTTAAAGAAGAATACTGGGGAGTAAGTTGGAGAACTGCAGGCGGAATAATTGCAGACATGCGAGAAGAAGGTGACTACATGGATTGGTATTGCTCGGGTATTAGCCAACCTATCACAGGTAATGTAAGCGAAAGTGTAGTAACACAAGAAATTAAAGACGACTTAAGACAACTAGGATGGACAGTGATATATGATAACGAAACATTATAAATACGAAGAACTATTTTTTGAAAACCTCGATGATCCTAGCACTGTGTTATTTCAAATACCTCAAGACATGCTTGATAAATATGGGTGGGTACCAGGGGATGAAGTAACCGTAACAACAACAGATGAGAGATTAATAATTAAAAAGCATGAGTAAAGAAGATGTGATCGAAATGACAGGTAAAGTCATTGATGTTTTACCGGGAAATATGTTTAAAATCGTAGTCGATGATACTGCACACACTTTAATTTGTTACTTAGGTGGAAAACTTAAACAACACAAAATACGAGTCATTACAGGCGACCATGTCAAATTAGAAGTTAGTCCTTACGATCTTAACAAAGGTAGAGTTACTTACCGTCTTTAAGGTTGACATCTTAGTTAGTTTAATATACAATAACAACAATTAAATTAACTGAGACTACAATGGCATCAAACACAGAATACTCGACTAAAGGATTATTGCATCTTGCATGTGCTGCATATCGTGTAAACGGAAAATACATTTCTGATCGCTCAGCATATGAAGACAGTACACTAGTTAGTAATCGAGATCTTATTTTATATTCGCTAGGCGAAAAAGAATGGTTTGGCCCTACTCAAGATCGGCCACCATTATTGCATGTTACCCAAGAAGATAAAGACTTAGCAGAAAAAGTATTAGCATACAGTAAAAAATTGCTGTTTTCGGTAATTAATGGTACTAATCAATTTGAAATTAATTTGCACAAATCATTGTCTACTGACACTAGCACAATAAGCAAACTAGGTTTTATTGCATGTTCTCCAAATTCTTATATCAAACACGCAACTACTCGCACCCTTACTAAAAGTATTAGAGACTGCGAAGATGAGTACATTGGTGAAATTGGAAGCCAGCTGTACGATAGAGATTCCGAAATAGTAAGTGTAACCAAATCTACTAACTATGATGCATTTAATGTAATTGCCGTTGTTGAAAACAAAATGGTATCGTGGATGACTTCAAAAATACCTAATACAGGTCCTGCTGTAATTATTTCTGCAAACATTAAAGATTTTAGTACACTCTATAAGCACGGAACAAAAGTAACACGTTTAAATTACGTAAAGGTAGCCCAATGAAAATAACTGTAGTCAGCGATTTACATTTAGAATTTAGTCCGTTAACATTAACTAACACCCAATGTGCAGATGTGTTAATTCTTTCTGGAGACATTTTAATGATTGAATGTCTTTATGATTTTCCTGCTGACTTAACTATGGTGACCCATTCAAGACGTCAACTACAAGCATGGCGGTTCCGTGAATTTTTAAAAGACTGCAGTGAAACATTTAAGCATGTAATTTATGTTGCAGGCAATCATGAATTTTATCAAGGTAAATTCTTTAAAAGTTTAGAAGTAATCAAACAAGAATGCCAGGCATACCACAATATTCATTTCTTAGAAAATAATTCTGTGACTATCGACGATATAATTTTTATCGGTGCAACACTTTGGACAGACTGCCATAAAGGTGATCCGTTGACTATGTATCAATTACCGCGTATACTAAACGATTATCGGTTAATTACATATGACAAAACAATTTTCAGAAAGTTAAATACTAAAGATACAGTTCATAGGCATCACCAAAGTTTAGACTTTATTAAAAATGCAGTTGCCAATGTACCCTGTGATAAAAAAATCGTAGTTTGCACACATCATACACCTAGCTACCAAAGTATAGGTCCGAAGTATGCAGATGATTATGCAATGAACGGTGGCTATCATAGTGATCTCAGTGAGTACATTTTAGACAATCCGCAAATTTTATTATGGACACACGGACACACGCATGAAGTTTTAGACTATGTGCTAGGACAAACACGAATTGTATGTAACCCGCGTGGATACGAAGGTGATAGCTACAGTGAAAACACAGGGTGGAATCCAAATGTGTTAATTGAAATATAAGGAATGATTATGACCGATACACAACAATTATCAGTAAACGAAATGTTTAGACAATCAATAGGTAACAATGCCGATTTTTTAACGCACGTTGCAAACTACATTGATAGTCTTGAACATACTATAGAGGTGCTACGAAAAGAAGTAGCCGATCTTCAATCACTAAATGACAACGACATCGATGACGGGAAATAGATTGACAAATTTAATACCATTGCGCAACGACCTAATGGTGCAACAACAGATTAAAAATTCCTGGGAGCATATGGTAGGTGTTATTATGCTCAATCAAACTGGACGGAAACCAGTAAAGTTTATTCTACCTAAGTTTCTTTATTGGTTTCCAACACCACAGGATCTTATAAATGCAGAAGAAGTATTTGTTAAAGTAATCATTGCACCGTTAGGTATGTCAAATGTACGATATAAAAGACTCGTAAAAATGAGTCAAGACTATTTGACATGGGACGGCAATGATGCTACAATGCTTTATGGAATTGGAAAATATGGTAGCGATAGTTACGAAATATTTTTTAAACATAATTTTACTGTTACTCCAACTGACAAAGAATTGAAACGATATCTACAAGAGGAAATTGAATGCCAAATTTAGTACCAATGGTTGTTGAATCAGAAGCAAAAGGTGAGCGTAGTTATGATATTTACAGTCGACTGCTTAAAGACCGAATTGTAATGTTAGATACCGATGTTAACGAGCATTCTGCTAGTTTAATTGTTGCACAGTTGTTATTTTTAGAAAGTCAAGGTAATGAAGATATTAACTTTTTTATTAATAGCCCAGGTGGGGTAGTTACTGCAGGGCTTGCAATATACGATACAATGCAATTTATCAAACCTGATATTGTTACAATTGTCATGGGTCAAGCATGCAGCATGGGCTCATTGTTAGCAACTGCAGGTGCACTAGGTAAGCGTAAGATGTTACCAAATGCACGACACATGTGTCACCAGCCCAGCGGAGGCGCACGTGGTCAAGCCACTGACATGTTAATTCAAGTTGAAGAAATCTTAAAGATGAAAAAATCTCTAACACAGATTTACGTTGATCATAATAGTAAAGGCAAAACGTTTGACGAATTTTCAACTATGATGGAACGTGACACATTTATGTCCGCTACAGAGGCTTTAGAATATGGACTTATTGATGAAATTATTACTCGTCGCTAGTATATTTTTAGCGGCATATTTAACTACAGGCTGTGTCGAACAGCCTGTACATCGTGAGTATTTACGTGATGGTAACTTTGATCACTACTACGAGCGACACTACAAACATCCAGGACATCATCTTCCTTTAGAACATCACAAAGAAAGATAAATTCAAAATTTCTAAAACAAGACTTATCTGCTTAATAAATATTAATAGTTAAGTACTTCAAGAAAGGGGACTTAGGTCCCCTTTCTTGTCTAAGGGGGAAAAGTATGGCTAACATAGCAGACGAGTTTGGAGTTTTTATGGTTGCGGTTATCTCAACAATTATAGTGTTAATGGCTTTATTCGAATGTGACGAATAACTAGTTGACATCTTGTATTAACTAATGTATAATAGTATTTTTAATAATTACTAGGAGTACACATGATCACTGCAATTTTAGAAGAGTTAGCTAACGAACCTAAAACTAATGCTAAACTTGAAATCCTTAAACGCAATAGCACTAACACGTTACTAGCAGAAATTTGTTTTTGTGCTACTAATAAACTACTTCCGTTTAATATCAAAAAAATTCCTGATTATACTCCTAATACAGGCACACCAACAATGCAGCTCGATGAGGCTGTTATTCATTTGCAGTCTTTGGCTAATCGCACTTACACTGGTCATGCTGGCATCGAACATCTTAAAAATATTTTAGAATCTGTAAGTGAACGTGATGCACAAGTAGTTATTAAAATTGTAAATAAAGACTTACGTTGCGGTATACAATCTGCTACCGTAAACAAAGCATGGAAAGGTTTAATTCCAGAGTTTCCATATCAACGCTGTTCATTACCTAAACATGTTAAACTTGATACATGGCCATGGTCTAAAGGTGTGTTTTCACAGTTAAAAGCAGATGGTATGTATATCAACGCTAACTTCTATGATGACTTAACTATTGAGTTATTAAGTAGAAATGGCAATCCAATGCCATTAGATCAGTTTAGTAACATTATTGATTACATGCAACGTAAAATGCATTGTAATACACAAACACATGGTGAACTTGTTGTAAAGCGTGATGGTGTTATTTTACCACGTGAAA